ATGCGGGTGATGCCGTACTGGAGCACCGGCAGCCTGACGATCAGCCAAGACAAGCCGGCCGATGCCAGCTATCTATTCACGCTGGCCAATGTCAGTGCTGATGGCTTCACCTACACCGGCTCGGATCTGAAGACCAGGCACACGGTCGCGATCATCAGCTACCTCGATCTCGAGACGCAGGACATTGCCTACGAGGTAGTGGAGGACAAGGACGCCATCGCGAAGTATGGCGTCATCACCACCAACATCAAAGCCTTCGCCTGCACCAGCCGCGGGCAAGCTGCCCGCCTCGGCGAGTGGCTGCTCTATACCGAGCAGTACGAGACCGAGGTGGTTTCCTTCAGAACCTCCGTGGACGCTGGCGTGGTCGTCAGACCAGGGCAGGTAATCGAGGTGGCCGATCCGGTGAAGGCTGGTGTGCGCCGTGGCGGCCGCATCACAGCAGCGACCACCACCGTGATCACGGTCGACGACACTGCTGAGACTGACCTTGATAGCGGCGATGCAGCCACGTTGTCCGTCGTGCTTCCCGACGGAACCGTTGAAAGCAAGGCGATCACCAACATCACAGGCGCCAACATCACGGTGGCCTCGGCTTTCAGCGCAGCGCCTAATGCAAACAGCATCTGGGTGCTGAGCAACGACACGGTGGAGGCCAGCACTTGGCGTGTGCTCACTGTCAGCGAGATCGATCGCGTTCAGTACGAAGTCACCGCGATTGCGTACAACGCCAGCAAATACAACTACGTCGAGCGCGGCTTCAAGCTCGAGGCTCGTGATATCACCAAGCTCAACGAACCGAAGCCGGCACCGAGCAACCTCACAGCATCGGAGACCATCTACGAAAGCAACGGCCAGGCACGGGTCAAGCTGATTGTGAGCTGGGGTGCTGTGGTCGGAGCATCTGAGTATCAGGTTCAGTGGCGCCCACTGAATGGCAACTGGACAACGGTCAACGTTCCGCAGACTGATTACGAGATCCTCGACACCACTGCACAGACCTACGAGATCCGGGTCTATACGCTCAACGGTGCGCGCACTCCAAGCACGTCGCCGGCTTCATTGAACTTTGCGGCGATCGGCAAAACCGCCGTCCCCGGCAACGTCCAGAACCTGAGCTTTGAGGCCATCAACGCCAACTCCGGTCGCCTGCGCTGGGACGAAACCGTAGACCTCGACGTGAAGGTTGGCGGCAAAATCCACATCCGCCACAGCAACCTGACCGACGGCTCGGCTAGCTGGAGCAACAGCGTCGACCTGATCCCCGCCAAATCCGGTAGCTCCACCGAGGCCATCATCCCGCTGGTGGAAGGCGAGGTGCTGGTCAAGTTCGAGGACGACGGCGGCCGCCAAAGCACCAGCGAAACCAGCATCATCATCGACCTGCCCGACACGCTGGCACCCCTCACCCTGATCAACCGCCGCGAAGATCAAGATGCGCCACCGTTCCAGGGCACACGCACCAACACCTTCTACAGCGAGGAGTTTGACGCCCTGACGCTGGATGGCTCGGACTTGCTGGATGACGTGCCTGATGTGGATTTGCTGCCCACCTTCGACGTGATGGGTTCGGTGCAGTCTTCCGGCACCTACGACTTCGCCACCACCGTTGATTTCGGCAACACCTTCTCCATCGACTTCAGCCGCTACTTCGTTACCCGTGGCTATTACCCCAGCGACCTGATTGACAGCCGCCTTGCTGATGTGGACGCTTGGAGCGATTGGGACGGCGGCGTGATCGACGCGGTGAACGCCATCCTCGAACTCCGCAGCACCACCGACAACCCGAGCGGCACCCCGACCTGGAACGCATGGCAGCCGTTCGTCAACGGCACCTTCCGTGGCCGTGGCTTCCAGTTCCGCACCACGCTGACCAGCAACGACGTTGCCGAAAACATCCTCGTCGATGAGCTGGGCTACCTCGCCACCGTCCAACGCCGGACCGAGCAGAGCAACGCCGCAGCGAGCGGCACCACCAACACCGCCGTGACCTTTCCCTACCCGTTCTTCACTGGGACGGCCAGCATCGGCGGCCTAAACGCCTATCTGCCCAGCGTCGGTGTGACGGCACAAAACCTGCAGGCCGGCGATTACTTCCAAATCTCCAACGTGACTGGAACGGGCTTCCAGATCAGTTTTTTCAACTCCGGCGGTAGTCCCGTCACCCGCAACTTCACATGGAGTGCAACCGGATATGGACGGCAGGGCTAAACTTCTTGTATTAAAGGACGCCTGATTCGTGGCTCAGCACGATTACGTCATAGCCAACGGCACAGGGGCGGCAGTCCGTTCAGACCTCAACGGTGCCCTTGCTGCAATCGCCACGATCAATAGTGGCGCCACTGCACCGACCACTACTTACGCCTTCCAACTCTGGGCAGATACCACCACCGGCCTGCTCAAAATCCGCAATGCCGCCAACTCGGCTTTCGTAACCGTTGGCACGCTGGCCTCAACCAACCTCGGCCTCGCATCTCTGGCTGGCGCCACGTTCACCGGCGACGTCATCCTCGGCACCACCACGGCGCTGGAACTGCCGGACGGCACCACCGGCCAACGCCCCGGCTCCCCGGTCAACGGGATGATCCGGTACAACACCACCCTCAACCAGTTCGAGGGCTACAAAGCCAGCGCCTGGGGCGCCATCGGCGGCGGTGCAACGGGTGGATCGTCTGATGACATCTTCTACGAGAATGGCCAGACGGTGACTACCAATTACACTTTGAGCACTGGCAAAAACGCCATGTCAGCCGGACCGATCACGATCAACGCTGGGGTGACCGTTACGGTGCCCTCTGGTGCCTCTTGGACGGTGGTGTAAGTCATGCCAATCGCAATCAACGGCTCTGGAACAATCACCGGCATCAGCGTCGGGGGTATCCCTGATGGCACGGTTGACACTGATGTGCTGGCTGCCAACGCCGTCACCTACGCCAAGATCGGCACCACTGAACAGGGGCAGCTGTGCGCCGCGTGGGTGAACTTCAACGGCACAGGCACCGTAGCAATCCGCGCCAGCTACAACGTGAGCAGCATTACGGACAACGGAACGGGCGACTATACGGTGAACTTTACGAATGCCTTGGCAGATGCAAACTACAGCGCACTTGGAAGTGCCATCGGCACTACGGGTTCAGCATTTGAATTTAATTCCTTTATTAGTTCTAGCAACATCGGGTTAAATGCTGGCTCATGTCGCTTCGCAACAAAACGTGACGATGGCGTGTCTCTTGATTGCAATGTTATCTCCATCGCCATCTTCCGCTAACCACCATGAAACGAATCATCTACCCCACACCTGAAGGCGGCGTCGCGGTGATCATCCCCACCGGCGAGCTGCCCATCGAAGAAGTCGCCGCGAAGGATGTACCTGAAGGCGTGCCCTACGAGATCGTGGACGAAGCCGACATCCCCAGCGACCGCTACTTCCGCAATGCGTGGGTGATGGGCGACTGCTGCGTGGAGCAAGACCTTGATAAGTGCAAAGAGATCGGCCACGACCATCGCCGCGCTGCTCGCGCTGAAGAGTTCGCCCCATACGACGAGGTGATCATGAAGCAGATCCCTGGTGCTGATGCCATTGCAGCGGAAGAAGCCCGCCAGCAGATCCGCGATAAGTACGCCCTGATCCAAGACGTGATTGAAGGCGCGTCTACCCCTGATGAAATCAAGACCGCCCTGGAGGCAAACCAATGAGTATCCGTCTCAACGGCAGCACATCGGGCTACACCGAGATCGACGCTCCGGCAGTGGCTGGGTCGAACACCATCGTCCTGCCCAGTGGCAACGGCAGCGCCAACCAACTCCTCAAGAATGGCTCCACTGCTGGCAGCCTTGAGTTCAGCAGCAGCGTCTACATCGACAGCTCACAGCGCCTGTTAGTTGGCACGTCTACAAGCCTTGCTGGTGCGTTTAGTGATCAAGGACTTTTTCAGACAGTTAAAGCGGATGGTGCTGCTGGATATACAAGCTGGAGATTTACCAATGACGATGGCGGAGCAATTATTTACCTCAACAAATCTCGATCTGGAACTGCTGGGACTAATACCATTGTTCAGAATAATGATATTCTTGGCAGTATTAACTTTGCTGGTGCTGACGGTAGCACATACCATCGTGGGGCTTTAATTCGAGCTGAAGTAGACGGCACCCCCGGCACTAACGACATGCCGGGCCGCCTAGTGTTCTCCACTACCGCCGATGGTGCAAGTAGTCCCACGGAGCGGATGCGTATTGCCAATGACGGCTCCATCTCTTCTGTCATCCCAGGTGGCTCTACTCTTTACCCACGATTTGGCTGCCGCGCCTGGGTGAACTTCAATGGCACAGGCACTGTGGCAATCAGAGCAAGTGGCAACGTGAGCAGCATTACGGATAACGGGACGGGCGACTTTACGGTAAACTTCACGACGGCATTGGCGGATGCAAATTATTCTGTAGTCTCCGCTGGATCGCAACAAGCAAATGATTGCATCAGCATTAGTTCTAATGCTGCGCCAACAACATCCGCTGTTCGTATTCAAGGCTATAGCAGAACTGATAGCTTTACGGCACAAGACGGAACATACAACAACATCGCTATCTTCCGCTAACCAACCATGAACCGAATCATCTTCCAAAACGAAACCGGCGGTATCTCCGTCATCATCCCAACCGGCGAGCTTCCCATCGAGGACGTTGCCCAAAAGGATGTGCCTGCTGGTGTCCCTTACCTACTTGCTGATGTCGCTGACATCCCCGATGACCGCACCTTTCGTGGCGCCTGGGAAGCCGACTTCAGCAACCCTGACGGTTACGGCATTGGTGCGGACGTTTACTTTGCCGCCAAGGAGGCAGCCCAATGATCACCATCAACCTGGACAAGGCCAAAGCCATTGGCCACGACAAGCGCCGCCAGCAACGTGCTGAGGAGTTCAAGCCTTACGACGAGGTGATCATGAAGCAAATCCCTGGCGCTGATCACACGACTTCTGAAGCTGCCCGTCAAGCCATCCGCGACAAGTACGCCTTGATTCAGGATGTGATTGAAGGTGCAGCAACTCCAGAGGAAATCAAGGCAGCTCTTGAGGCGTCGTAGTCCTACTCACTACTCCCATGAACCACATCATTTCCCACGACTACCCGTATCCCACACAGGAGGCTGAGTCATGAGTTCGATCAAAGTTACAAACCTTCAAGCCCCCTCGGCAGCCTCGCCCGCCATCGTGCTGGCATCAGACGGCAGTGCCACCGCGCAGCTCAGCAGCCTTAACGGTGGGGCGCTCAGTGGTGCTCGCAACCGCATCATCAACGGCGACATGCGGATCGACCAGCGCAATGCTGGGGCGAGTGTGACGGCATCTACCACAACTGCTCGCACTTACACGTTAGATCGTTGGCACTATTACGTAACTCAAGCATCCAAATTTACTGTCCAACGCAATGCGGGCACGGTAACGCCACCAAGCGGCTTTGATTATTACCTGGGTGTTACGTCCTCATCCGCTTATTCAATAACCGCGTCGGATCAATTTTTAATTAGCCAACTTGTTGAAGGATTCAATTTAAGCGATTTTGATTTTGGCAAGGCCAGTGCGAAATACATAACCCTGTCCTTTTGGGTAAGGTCTAGCCTGACTGGTACATTTGGTGGAGCATTAAACAATTCAGGTTTTAACAGGACTTACGCATTTTCCTATTCAATTAGCTCGGCTAACACTTGGGAGCAAAAAACCATTACGGTCCCTGGCGATACTTCAGGAACTTGGGTTGCCGATAACGGTGTTGGCATTGCTATTACTTTTGGACTTGGTTGCGGAACAAGCGCCAGTGCAACGGCCGGTTCATGGGGAACATCTGGTGCTGTTTCCGCCACCGGAGCCACCTCTGTCGTCGCCACCAACGGCGCCACCTTCTACATCACCGGCGTCCAACTTGAAGCCGGCAGCGTCGCCACCCCGTTTGAGCGCAGGAGCTTCGGGCAGGAGCTGGCGTTGTGTCAGAGGTATTACGAAAAGAGCTACAACCAAAGCGTTGTCCCTGGCACTGCAACTACTGTGGGAATGTGGTGTGCAGTTGGTTCCAACACTGCTTCTTGCGGTGGTTTGACATGGAAAGTGCCTAAGCGAGCGGCACCAACGGTTGCCTTGTATTCTTTTGATGGAACAGCCGGTGCTGTTGATAAACTGGGAGGCGGCACAAAGGTAACTGGTGCTACTGCTACGGACATTGGCGAAAATAGTTTCAGATATGTAGCCGTTACAACCACTACTGAATCTCACCAATACCACTACGCTTTAAGCGCTGAGCTGTAACCCATGACCTACCAACTAACAACCGGCGACACCATCCTCCGCCTTGAAGACGGCGCTTCCATCCCACCCGACCCCGCCAACACCGATTACGCCGCCTACCTGGCTTGGTTGGAAGCCGGCAACACCCCCGAGCCTGCCCCAGAGCCCGAGCCCGTCCCCGAGCTGACGCCTGCTGAAAAGCTGGCCGCTAGTGGGCTGACGGTGGAGGAACTGAAGGAGCTGCTCGGGATCTGATGGCCGTCCGCAGCAAGACCGGCACCGCTCGCATCGAGCATCAGCCGGGACCACCGAAGACCACACGCCAGGGGTACGGCCAACAGTCCCGCCCACGGCGCCGCGGCCGCAAGCCGCTGAGGGGGCAAGGCCGCTAATGGATCGCGATACGCTCGAAAACTGGCGCAAGATTCGCGACCACCTCGAGCGTGTCGGGAAGACGGACAATCATTACTATCGCCGTGCGGTGGTCATCCTGCAGGGGAGGCCGGACCCGTTCGATCGCTACGATGGATGGGATGGAAGTCGCCACAGCGATGGCTGAAGAACCACAGAGCGTAGGTGGCGTCTTCTCCGCCTCGCTGCCCACCGTCTTAGCTACTGGCATGATCGCCATCGGTGGTCTGCTGATCTCGATGCAGATCCAGTCCGCACGGATCGAGGCCACTGTGGTGCAGATGGCCAAATCGATTGAAGAGCTGAAGATCGACGCACGCAACGAATTATCCGACCTAGATAAGCGCGTGCGCGCACTGGAGCTTCAGCAGTAACTTAGAGATTCAGGCACTGCTGCTATGTCCCCTGAAACCATTGCGATCATCGCGATCATCATTGCCGCTGGCTCCGAGATCATCGCCATCACCCCGCTGAAGTCCAATAGCTGGGTCCAGCTCCTCCTCCAAGCGCTGCGTGTTGTATTCCCTAAGCGCCGCTGATCATGGCCAACACGGCACCGATCACACTGCAGACTCTGTTTCGGTACTACAAGGGACTTCCCCATCAGGCCGCGGCAATTAGCCTGCTCGAGCAAGACCTTGCCGCCAATGGCTACCAGCAGGCGATGCGGCGTGATCGGCCGTGGTTTGAGGCTTGGTCGCAAGATGGCAAGCAGGTCGATCTATCGGCTGGCATCAACCTGATCAAGCAGTTCGAGGGTGTGCATCTCTCCGCATACCCCGATCCGCTTAGCGGTGGCGATCCATGGACGATCGGCTACGGCACCACCCGCTATAGCGGTGGCGTGCCGGTGAAGCGTGGCGACAAGATCACCATGATCGAGGCCGACATGATGCTGCGGCTTGAGGTGGATCGTATTGCCGACAAGCTGGCCAGCACCATCCCGCACTGGAAGGTGATGGACGACAACCAGCGATCGGCGCTGGTGAGCTTCGCCTACAACCTCGGCGCTGGCTTCTATGGCACGCCCGGCTTCGAGACGATCAGCAAGGTGCTGCGCGAGCAGGCATGGGACAAGGCGCCCGCCGCCATGGAGCTGTACCGCAACCCTGGCAGCAATGTCGAGGCAGGCCTGCTTCGCCGCCGTAAAGCAGAAGGCGAGCTGTGGGGTGACCATCGGCCGAAGGTGCAGCAGGAACCGGCCAGGCTGACGCCTGACTCATCGTTCAGCGCACGGATCACCCCGCACATCCGCCTGGGTGAGTTCGCGCTCGATCAGGAGGCGCGTCGATTCCGGCATCAATATCAGGTGAACACTGCAGCGGAGCTGGCGGCGTTCCTCGAGCGTGTGCGGCAACGGTTCGGCAGCAAGAGCATCATCCTCACCAGCGGCTTCAGGCCGGCAGCGATTAACGCATCAGTGGGCGGTGCTGCTGATAGTGAGCATTTGTACTCAGCGCCTGGCGTTGGTGCGGTGGACTTCGTGATCGATGGCGCCGACATGAAAGCTGTCGAGAAGTGGTGTGATGAAAACTGGCCGTTCAGTCTCGGCTACGCTGCACCGGCCTTCATCCATCTCGGTCGTCGCGCTGATGGCAAGCGCCGGCGCTGGGATTACGCCTGATGCTCCTACCTGATCATGAGATCTGCCGCCTGTGCAAGCAGGAGGCGATGGTGACGCCCTACAACGACGATCACCTCAACCCAGCCAGCTTGGACGTGACGCTAGGCGATCGGATCATGATCGAGGTGGCCGGTCATCCTGAACTGCAGATCCTTGGCATCACCGGCCACACGCAGGAGGATCCGTTCTGGATTCAGCCGGGGGAGTGGTTCCTAGCGGAGACCAGGGAGATCTTCAACCTGCCCGATCACGTCGGTGCGCAGTTCGTTCTTAAATCGAGTCGCGCACGCGAAGGTTGGGATCACGCTGAAGCCGGCTGGTGTGATCCAGGTTGGTATGGCAGCAGGCTGACCATGGAGCTAAAGAATGGCCGCCGGATGCATCCACTGCCGATCTGGCCTGGCCTGCGGATCGGGCAGATGAAGTTCCTGCTGGTGAGCGGTCGCCCAGACCGGAGCTATGCCGCCACAGGCCGCTACAACGCCGATCTCGGCGTCACGGGCAGCAAGGGCTAGCGCGCCATCGGATGCTGCAGCGGCGCCATCCGTAGCCGATGGATGTTGCCGGGCGCTTCGGCTGGATCATCCAGCGGGATCATCGTGTAATCGTCGCAGCCGTGCTGCTCCGCGAAGGTGGTGGCAGCGATGTGGGTGGTGAACGGTCCGATATGCCACGGACCGATGCGGAGGATGTAAGTCATGGGAGGAGGTTAGGGGCGCCGGACCCCCCGGTGGGGTCAGGCCATCATGGCCTCAATAGTGAAGGCCAGGTCGGGGTCACGGTTGCAGGCTTCATCCAGAGCAGCATCGAAGCAGGCGTTGAACACTTCCTCGGCGATCAGTTGATGGATCAGCTCAAGCAGGTCGGCGGTGGCGAGGGTGGTCAGCTTGGCGGTGAAGGTGGAGAGCATTGGTCCGGTGCGTTGATGTGTGAACTGTACCCCACCGACAGGGCACAGTGCCCCGGATGCAGGGCACGTTAACGAACTGTCACATCTGCCGATCCCGTCTCACCCGCTACCGTTTAACCAGCCGGGGCTGCCGCCCATGCGGGCGTTCATCGTGGAGATCACCGCCAAGGTGCTGGTGCGCTCCGAAACCGATCCCGAGGAGCTGCCGGCTGACATTTACTCCCAGATCGCTGAGTTCGTCCACAACGAGGAAGATCTCCTAGAGCTGGGCATCGAGCTGTTCACCCTCCCCGTAGACCTGTGTGGATCAGCACCACATTGACGAAACCCGGCTGGTCACCCGTCGATCGGCGCGTGATCAGATCCACCTCCGCTGGGGATATAGGTGCGCCTATTGCAACGATCCCCTCGGCCGCAGTCCCACCCTCGATCACGTCGTTCCTAAGGTCCACGGTGGCCTGACGGTCCGCGAGAACCTGGTCTCCTGCTGCCTGATGTGCAACAGCCAGAAAGGCCACAAGCCATGGGTCGACTGGTATCGCGCTCAACCGTTCTGGTCTGCGCTTGGTGAATGGGCGATCGTGCAGTGGATCACCAGCCACTCAGAACATCGTCAGCCAGATGGTGGCGAGCAACATGCCGCCTAGCCACGTCAGGCCGAAGATCACCACCGGCGGGTACTTCATGGCCGCAGCATCTGATTGAGGTAGATCTCTGCCTGAAACCAGTCCGAGCTATACCGGCATACGCCACCGACACAACTCCGGTAGTACACCTCACCCTTCACAGGCATCAGCACCTCGATGTAGCCGCCGTCTCGATCAGTCCGGCTGATCACTTCAGGTCCGAACATTGCCGTGCCTCCTCGCGATGGATCCATGTCTTTAGGCCTGCCACATAGTCGCGCAGCACCTGCGCCTGCTGGAGGTGCCATCCATCGCCGGAGTCAAACCAAAGCCGGTTATGCCGGTCGATTGCCTGCAGCGATTGATGGATGAGCACATTCCACGGCTCACGGATAGGCGTGTTGAACTCACGCTTTGACACGGCGACCTGGCGGCCTCTATCAGTCTGCCGCCGGCAATGCCCGCTGGAAGAAGTCGCAACTCACCGCGTAGCGCCCGCCACTTCGCTTGCTTTCAGGCAGCAGCAAATCGCAACGCTGTGTGCTCATCTCCCACTGGATGCAGTCCCAGCACATCACGCTGGCCGTCTCCGGTCTGATGCTGGCCACCGCCGCCTGGAAGACTGCCTCAGCCTTCAGCAGCGCATCGTGCAGGCTATTGGTGCCAGTGTCCACCTCGACCTGGTGCTCAGCCTTCGGACCAAGAATCACGCGCGCGTGCCATGTCCGATCGATGCGGTCGCACACCAGCAGTAATCGGCCAGCGTGCAACCTGATCATTCATCCTCTCCATAGCTCGGCTGGTGATACAACCGCTCGAGCTGCATCGACAGCGGTTCATCGGCCTGCGTGATGTCGATCGGATCGCTCTGATCCCGCACGATGAAGACCATCCGAGAGCCGTGGCGCTTCACCACCAGCAGGCCGATGCGCTCGCTGCGGCAGAGAATCCGCAGCGCTTGTCGCTCAAGCCAGTTCAGGCGGAGATGTTCGAGCATGACTCCATCTTGGCAATGAGTCGATTCAGATACCACTCCGCTTTCAGGGCATCCTCGAGCGCGTTGCCCTTGAGCCACATGCGGATCATGTACTTGAGCGCCTGCCCCTGCAGGTATGCCGGGACCATGTGCGGTGCATCGGCGATCACCGACTCGATGAAGTCGATGGCCTCGATGGTGCCCGCCTGATAGTGCGGGGGGTGGTTCACGAGGTCGCCTGCTGTTCTGCGTTCTTCCATTTCTTGCGGGTGATGATGTTGTGGATGTGGGTGAAGCTGACCCCATAGATGGCGGCCAGCTGTTTGATTGTCCAGCCGCTGGCGTACAGCTTGCGGATGTCGATGGCGTTCTGCGGCGTCAATACAGCGTTACCGGGCACATGGCCTGGCTTGAAGCTGGTGCTGGTCGGCGCCTTCACCGCCACTTCTCACCCATCAGCACCTGGCGGCACACCTCAATGGCCTGCTGCGCCTGCTTTTGCGTCATCACCGATTCGGTCTCATCCATCGCCTTCACCACTCGGTCGAGCAGTGTGGCGTAGTCCGTGTCACGAAAGTTTGCGGCGATGTCGAGCGCAAACTCCTCCCACAGGCCGGTGAGGGTGCCACGCAGTGGATGGCCATACGGCAACTCCTGACGGCCGCTGCGTTGATACAACGCCTCCATCATGTCGGCGCGCTGCTGGTCGAGTTGCGTGGTGGTCATTCGTCGAGGTACTTGCGGAGGTGGAGCAATTCAGCACAGAGCTGTTCGCGGTTCTTGATGCCGCAGGTGTTGTGCAACTGATCGATGCGGATGTCGATCAGCAGGCGGAGGCGATCACGTTCTGATGCCTGGCCAGCTTTGAAGGTGTTGCTGCCTTCGAGCAGGCTATAGAGGCGGGCGCGAGATGCGTCGTTCATCGGCTCTGCAGGGCGATCTGAATAGCAGCTTGGAAGTAGCCGGCCATCTTCATGCGGCGATATTCGCCACTGGCCTCCTCTGATTGTTTGTCCTCAATCAGGTCGTAGTTGTGCCTGGCTTCTTGGAGTGCGGCCAGCGTTTCGATGTTGAGCATGTCCAGCTCAGATCGGCTGAGATCATTCACCTTGTCCAAGTGGATGACTTTCGCGAGGATGAACGAACGATGAAAGGGAACAATGGATTGGTCTGGGGTCATGATGCAACTTCGATTTCAGCGGATGGCCAGCGGTTCTGGGCGTAGCGGATCGCAGCGCCGACGTTCTCGGCGCGAGTGATCCAGAGCATCGGCCGAGCGCCGCTGGGATAAATTAGGAGGCGATACTCCTTAGTGCGGGCACCATTGCGTGGCCTGCTGATGCCCTCGCCGTAGACGCCCTGATCCTCAGGATCGGTGCGCCATTGGAAGGCGATCGGAGAGTTAGAGGTAGACATTCGGATCGGTGACAGATTCAGGATTGAGCCATTCGATCTGATTCCACCAAGGGAGCCATGTATCGGCGGCGATTAGCTTGGCCTCGGTCAGGCTGTGCGCCAGTACGCACTCGACCACGTTGGCGGACTTGATCGTGAAGTAGAAGCGGCGTGGGGTCACTTGCGCACCTCGATGTAGGACTGAGTGCCGGAGTGCGTAGCGCCTGCTTGATTGCCAGCCTCGATGCCGATCATGGCAAACACGGCAGCGACAACTAAAAAGCAGATGGCGTTGTTGATGCGGTTGATCATTGGAGTGAAAAACAGTGGCCTGGTGGCCGTACGTCAATCATGCCCCACGGGCGGGGCATATGCCTAGGGGTGTGTGACACTTCTTCACACGGCCTCAGCGCCCACTGCCAGCTCCACCGGCACCCGCAGTTCTGGCTTGCTCTGCCCCTTAACGCGCCGCCCCCAGCCGACCACCGCCGGGCTGACAGGTAGCTCGACCGTGAACCACACATGGCCGCAGGCATTGCAGCCACGCTTGCGCACCGTCACCTCGGCGTCGCGGTTGTTCGTTGCCATTGCCTTGATGTCACCAC